CCGACGAGTAAGTCTCTTAAACACCGAGGGGTGCTTGTGAACTTTGATGATTCTCACAAATCATTATGCGAACCAAAAAATCAGAGTGGCGATTACTTTACGTCACGCTAATTATAAACGTACTAATTATCTTTACCAATACACTAACAGAAGAAAAACAAAACTTACTTTTCTTTAGTCGTCGTCGTGGTCTAGCTAATTCAGAGGTCCCTTATGTAATTGAGGATTAGTCTTTGTCATTAAAGTCTATGTGAATAACGTTGTCCGTTTCATATTCTTCATCGTCGTCTAACCAATCACCATCTAATTCAAAATCAACATCCATCTCTTCTGATTGATAACCACCGATTTTAGTGATGTCGACATCTTCTCCAGACATAACTGCATTAAGACACGCCGTTAAAACAGACACACCTGCACCCGTTCCTTTTTCTAACATGTATTGGCTAACTGAAATCATTGTGCATGTAATTGCGATTTGACCAGGGGTAAACCCTCTTTTGATCATGTCGTCGTAATGTATTCTTGTTTTCCAAGCCAATTCATTGGCTTGTTTATTAGTAATCATTCGTCCCAATTTTTAGACTGAATAACCTCTTTATGTCTTTTGTCAATCATACCTGCAAGCTCTCTGCCTTTAGCTCTATTATTTTTTTCAGCTATAGCTGCAAGCTTTTCGTATGAATCGTGATTAAGAGCTATACTCTTATATTTTTGAATGTCTGGCATGTACTTCTCCTTTTTAGTTACCAATTTTCTCTATGTATATACATGTTTGTGGGATAATCAAGTAAAAAAGTGGGAGCCGGTTATTGTTAATCATGAAAAGGATGATACCGGCTCCCGTAACGAAGGAACCACAATTATATTGGGATACATAATCGTGGGAGCAATCCCATATGTAGTATGATTACCACTCTTCGTCAATAGATATTGATTATTTTTTCATAAACGAATAAGAAGGCATGGTTACAGGCTTGGGTTTTCCAACTCCAGGTCCTGATAATCCTAGCCTATGGATCTTTCCTATAACAGCGTTCCTTGTAACGTCGCCAAAGAAAGAAGCAATTTGTTGAGGAGTTTTACCTTTCTCTCTCAACTCTTTTAATTTTTCAATACGCTCTTCTGTCCATTCGTTTTTTCTCATTTACTTCTCCATGTTTGTTAATATGTGTTCAATAACTTTTACAGTAAATCCATTACCAAGCATTTTGTATCTTTGCGTGTTTGATACGGCAGCCGTATAGTTATCTGGAACTGTTTGCAATCTCTCACACTCTAATGGTGTAAGCTTACGCCAAGTTAGTTCTTCTTCTTTAACAGCTAAACTATCTTTTGTTGATGATGTTAAAGAGTTACTTTTATCATCTTTTCTCAACTCTAACATTTGTTGAGGTTTAGTTTTTTTCCACTCAACATTTTTACCTTCTTTGTTTTTAGATCTAGCTCTTAAAGCACCACCTTTGACAGCAACTTTAGGTTCTCTATGGCCACCACCCATTGTTGTAAGTGTAGGTGACTTACCATCCTCTGAGTACACTCGTTTAATAATATCGTAACCGTTTATGTCCGTAGCAGTGCCAACTTGTTTAGGTGTATCGTAAGTAGGAATCATTGTTCTTTGTTTTCGTTCAATGCTGTTCCAAGAAGCAGCACCCTGATAAGATGCTGTTAAGACAAAAGCCTTACCTTCTTTGGTTGTCATCTTCTTTAAGTCTTCATCCCTTCTCTTTACATAAGCTGATATTTGTCCTTTATACATAGTCGCATTAAGGCAATTAGATTTTTGATTTACCTCTTTTACGCTATGACCTCTATCGACACCATTTAATTTGTTTTTAAGATACTGAGGTTTTTCTCCCCACTCCTCTAAAGGCTCTAACACATCTCTTAATACTAAACCAACATCTTTTGGCTGTTCAATGTTTGGTATATTTGTCCAATACAACCTATTTCTATTCTGAGCTGAAACAAGTGCAGAGTTAATCTTTATTGGTTCAATACCAAATAAACTTCCGTTACTACATTCTGGATATATATCTGACACTTGTTGCGAGATAACATCCATGTGTTCTTTCTTCATACGAACATTCTCAAGCAAGAAATATTTAGGTTTAACTTCTTTTAAAAGCCTAATAAATTCAAAAAACAATGCTGAACGTGGATCATCAAAAGCAAGTTGCTTGCCCGCAAAAGAAAATCCCTGACACGGGCTGCCCGCAACAATTAAATCTATATCACAAATAAAATCTGAACCTGTAATATTTTTAATGTCACCAAGGTGTACTGTGTTTGGAAAATTTTCTCTTGCGACTTTAATAGCGTACTTGTCTATCTCACTTGCATAGTACTTATCTACTTTGATCCCTAAGTTCTTTAATGCAATCTGAGTGCATGACATTCCGTCAAATAAACTAAGTACATTCATTTTAGGAAATCCAACATTTGTAGTTACTGTGTGTTGGTGAATCTACATCATCACCGCAATGCCTACAAACACCAGTTTCTTCTTCTATCTTAACTTTCTCAGCTTCTTCAGAAGCTTCAGCTAAATAATCATCTTGTGTCATCCAATATTCTTCTTTATCTATTTGCATATTAATCTCCGTTTGTTTTTAGATATATCGTTTATGGGATAAAATGGATTAGAAGTCAACAGTTGATTAAAAGTTTTTATAGTTATCTATTCTGGGGCAACCCATTTCTTCTACTTGAATTGTTCTTAACATTCCATCATCATCATAACCTACTCCAATATGCATTGGAACGCAGGGCGTTGGATCTACACTTGTGCAGCCAACTAATAACGATATTAAAAATGCAAACATAACTAATACACCTAAATTAAATAATATTCTTATCATTAACACGATTTCTCTCCCTCATTGATTCTGCTATTTGTTGGTTAATAAAAACAAGAAAGTCATCTGTTAATTTTTTCTTGTACGGCACTCCATCAATTGTGATAAGCATGTAATCCATATTAACAGATACAAATATTCTTGGTTCTTCCATTTTAATCTCCTTGCAAAGCAAAGCAGTGCTGTGCTGTGCTACGCAATGCGTGGCCATGCCGTACATTGCAGGGCACCGCCTAACCCAGCCATGATTAAGTACTAACTACTTAATTACTAATGTGTCCCAATCAAACTCCTGGGCTTTTTTACGAGCCAGGGACTTTGTTTTTGCAACACCAACACAAACCCATCTGCCGCTATACCAACCCCAAGATTCAAAATCTCTAAGTCTTAATTTAGCCCAGACAGCAAACTTATTATCTAATTTGCGTTGTACTATTTCTATTATTTTTGGTTCTGTGAACCCTTTTTTCTTTTTACTTGCCATTTTGTTACCACATATTTGCCGTACGGACCCTTCTTGTCCGGACGATAGTCTCCCAATCCAACTCTTTTTCCTGCGTCGTCAACAATTTGTCTAAGTAATGGTAATGATATTATCTCTGTGTCTAACTCTAAATTAAAATCTAATTCCCAATCAAAAAAGATAGGTCTAAATGCAAGTATACGACCTCCTGTTGCGGGAACTCGAACAGGACGACTATCAACAGTCCATCCTTTTTTACTTTTTATTGGGATCATAGTATCAATAATATTTACGCAAGCTGGTATCATAGACTTCTGTTGCGTGGTGACGGATCTATTTTTTATTTTATGAAAGCGTCCGCCTTCCATTATTGAAGATGTTAAATTGGGTTGAGGTATGCATGGTTTCTTTTTATGCATGTATAATTTCTTTTCACACTGTTCGTGTTCGGTTAATGGTTCTCCTTGATTGTTTGAACTAACTCCAGACGTTGCTGCTCGTGCTGCCTCATCTGTAAATCGATTGCACATAAGAGGTGACACCCCTTGAATCGTTATATTTATGGAAACCATTAGTGTATTGTTTTGTTTTTATGTGTAATAAAATCGTACTCTTGTACGACGACGGAAAGCAACTTCATTAGAGTGCCGACTTTTTCTTCGTCAAAGACACCTCTTTTTAATTCTTGTTGCACATGGCTTGTTAAGTTTCCTAAAGACTCAGCAAAAGCTTCGATAGCTTCTTCTTCAGATCCTTCATAGGAAATAATTTGCCATTCTTGTTTATGTTCATCATTCATAATTTTCATTATATCATTTTCCCTCTCTTTGAATAGTTGTTTTTACTTCATATGTTGGATGTACTAATAATATTTCGTGACTTATTATTTCTTTTCCAAATTTAGGATGCCATTCAACCTCTTCTTTTACAAAACTATCGGACGTACCATCGTCAAAGAACGGACCATATAACTTCTTATATATTTCTCCGTCGTCCTTTTTAAGTGTAACGAGTACAGCAAATACTTTATCATTGGGGTCTGGTTTTAAATCTAATACTCTAACCATTATGCCTCTCCTTGTTTTAGTTCTGGTCTTTTGTACCAGGTTCGTGTGTCTTCATCGAAATATACATTTTGTGACCTAACGGGCCTATGTGATACTTTCTTACCTTTGCTCTTTCTTGTTTTACCGGGCATTGTTCTTTTTCCCATTTTACTCTCCATTAAGTTATAATTCTTTTTCCACGTCTTTGATGTCATGTTGATCTTCGCCATTAACTTCTTCCTTATTTAAAAATTCATATGTTTTAGAACCATTAATTAAAATGTAATGACCATGCTGCGGATCCATATCAATCAAATCTTTCCACAATAAATCCTCAGCTTGCTCTAATGAGTCAGCTTCAACATACTTTTCTATACTTGTTCTTATTGTTAATCTGATATTATACTCTGGCATTTTCCTCTCTCCTCTCTTTACCAAATCAATGTATAACATGGTATAATATAATCAGTAAAGTATTTTATTTTATTATGAAAGTGCTTGACCACTAGCCCACTAGCTCAGGGGGGTGGGTGAGCTATGGGCTAGCACCTCTCTTTGTAACCTATTGTTTTGTATAGATAATAAAAAGTGCTTGTCCAGGTAGCTCATTTGGGTTGATTTATGTGAGCTAGTACTTTAAGTTATTGAATTATAAGGAAATGTTCAGCTTGTCCAGCTTGTCTATATAATATATATAGGTAGGGGTGGGCTAACGCCCCACCACCTACTAAACCTTACCGGAGGAGACTGGAACAAATGGAAGAAGAAAGAATAGAAATAATTGAGACGGAAGAGGTTGAACAAAACCAATCGGGCCTGTCTGTAAGTTTAACACAACAGCAACAGAAGTTTGTTGAGAACATAGTCTATCATGATATGTCACAAACTGAGGCTGCTAGAAAAGCGGGTTACAGCAACCCTGGTGTTCAGGCTCATAGAAATATGAAAAACAAAAGTGTTATAATCGGGATAGAGGAGCTGAGGTACGAAGCTCAACATAGAAATCATGTTACTTTAGATAGATCACTTCGGGATCTTAAATCAATTCGGGATGCGGCAGTCCAAGATGGAAGTTGGGGCCCGGCTATTAAAGCTGAAGAGTTACGCATGAAGGCCGTCGGGTTATTAGTAGAGAAGAAAGCGGTGTTACATGGTCGGGTAGATGCCTTGTCTAAAGAAGAGGTCTTAGAAGAACTCCAAAAGCTTCAGAACAAGGCAAAGAATCAATCGGGTATTGAGATTGATGGGTCGGGTAAATTAATTACCAATTGACATAAGGATAACTAAAAAAGTTACCCCTATGATGAGCTGAAAGATTTCCCAATTCGTCATTTTGTATATACCTCCTCTAAATGTCTTATTAACATATCAAGACCTGACTCAACAGCATTAACTTCATCAAGACTACTGTCTAAATCATGCCTTCTCTCATCTATAATATCTTGTGCAACACTTTTTATTTGTTGTAATGTAATTTCCATCTTCATTTTTTCCTCCATTTTTTTTGTCTTTTATTAAACTCTTTTGATTGTTCGGGTGTTAGTCCAGAAAAGTAATTTAATAAATTTCCTTCATAATCATCAAATAATTTTTCTAATTTTCTATCCATTATTCTTCTCCTTTTAAACTTCTAATTGTTTCCCAAATTTTATCCCAATCACCTTCTTTAGCTTTGAAAGTTTCTAAAATAGAATTACATTCTCCATGATATACAGTTATCCTATTGTCTGTTAATTCTATTTTAATTTCTGCATTGCCTAAATTATCCATTATTCTTTCTCCTTGCTGTTGTTATTTTGTCAAAATCGTACTTAGAACAATATCGGGCTACATCATGTTTGTTTTTGATGTTAGCAAATTTCTTTAAATAGAAATTGTATAGCGACATTCTAAGCTTTAAATCGGGGTGTATGTACTCCATAAATTGCTTCATTATACTTCCTCCATAAATTCAGCTAATTCTTCATCAACTTTACTAGCACACCAACCACAACGATAGCCGTCGCCAATCCACTCACCTTTATTATTAATT